ATTATGCAGCCACCTCTTGCCATCCTGGAGGTGTTATAGGCGCTGAACCTGTATTAACTTCGTTCCAAATCAAAGCAGTACCAGATCCTTGGTTCATAGTCAAGCTTAAACCTGTAAGCTGTATATCTATATGAATTACAACAGAAACGGAAGCTAATTGATTATTCATTGAAATTCCAGTTAATGGAACTTCTTGACCAGGAACGGCTGTAACTGTTCCTAATCCAGCTGTCATTGCAATACCTGAAGGAGTTGCACCTGCACCAGCTTGACCTAAAGCTGTACCCAAAGATGCAATCATTGGCTCACCAATAATCATTGCATCTGGTGCAGGGTCTGCATTACCTAAAGTTGCTTGAGCTACGTTTAAAGTATTAAGAGTTAAAGTGGCCGAACCTGTAGCTGCTAATGTTCCAGCAGCTGCTGTCATTGCAAT